CAGCACGGCGTCCTGTATTGGATGGGGCATCATTTGATCACCTTTTGCAATATTGCTGGCCGCACAATTGCGGTTCGCGATGCAAAGGATAGAAATTCCTTGTTAACGCACTGTTTCTAAAGGATGACATTTCGATGAATACTTCGAATCTGCCGTAGCGGGGCGGCAAGCGAAGCCGTGGAAGAACGGGCGCAACGTAGCGTCTTTCTTCACGCGGGATACAGGAGGCTTTGATTGATACTGCTGCGGATTCGCTACAGTAACGTTGGGCCAGAACGTAATGCCATCCAAGCAAGAGAGCGCACACTAGGGAAACTCTGAAAAAGACTTTCTGATTTGGCAAAATACCGCGCCCCCACCCACCGAGTTTCCCGATGAAGCAGATGACCTTCGCCGACGCCGAGTACGCTGGCAAGCGCAAGCAAACCCGCAAGGAGTTGTTCCTGATCGAGATGGATCGGGTGGTGCCGTGGAAGGGCTTGATTGCTTTGATCGAGCCACATTATCCGAAGGGTGAAGGTGGCCGTCCGGCCTACCCGTTGATGGCGATGCTGCGTGTGCATCTGCTGCAGAACTGGTTCGGCTACAGCGATCCAGCGATGGAGGAAGCGCTGTACGAAACCACGATCCTGCGCCAGTTTGCCGGGCTGAACCTGGAGCGCATCCCCGACGAAACCACCATTTGTTGGCGCTGATGGAAAATTGACCCACCCTGCCGATTGAAATTTGACCCAGGGCGGATTGCTGATTTTGTTACCAGCAACTGTGGATAAGTCTACCAGCGCAGCTGCTGTTGCCCCCACTCCTTCGCTAGCCCAGTTCAGTTGTTTAAGACCGGCACTGTTGCAAAGTTAGCGATGAGGCAGCCTTTTGTCTTATTCAAAGGCCTTACATTTCAAAAACTCTGCTTACCAGGCGCATTTCGCCCAGGGGATCACCATAATAAAATGCTGAGGCCTGGCCTTTGCGTAGTGCACGCATCACCTCAATACCTTTGATGGTGGCGTAAGCCGTCTTCATGGATTTAAATCCCAGCGTGGCGCCGATTATCCGTTTCAGTTTGCCATGATCGCATTCAATCACGTTGTTCCGGTACTTAATCTGTCGGTGTTCAACGTCAGACGGGCACCGGCCTTCGCGTTTGAGCAGAGCAAGCGCGCGACCATAGGCGGGCGCTTTATCCGTGTTGATGAATCGCGGGATCTGCCACTTCTTCACGTTGTTGAGGATTTTACCCAGAAACCGGTATGCAGCTTTGCTGTTACGACGGGAGGAGAGATAAAAATCGACAGTGCGGCCCCGGCTGTCGACGGCCCGGTACAGATACGCCCAGCGGCCATTGACCTTCACGTAGGTTTCATCCATGTGCCACGGGCAAAGATCGGAAGGGTTACGCCAGTACCAGCGCAGCCGTTTTTCCATTTCAGGCGCATAACGCTGAACCCAGCGGTAAATCGTGGAGTGATCGACATTCACTCCGCGTTCAGCCAGCATCTCCTGCAGCTCACGGTAACTGATGCCGTATTTGCAGTACCAGCGTACGGCCCACAGAATGATGTCACGCTGAAAATGCCGGCCTTTGAATGGGTTCATGTGCAGCTCCATCAGCAAAAGGGGATGATAAGTTTATCACCACCGACTATTTGCAACAGTGCCCTTTTAACTGCCCGCCCTGCTGCATAAGCACCATAAACGGTGACTGACCTGTAGATAAGCCGACAATAATGTCGGTCATCTGCGCCGGGATCATGCGCATGGCATAGGCAGTCTGGGCGGCGGATTGGCCGGTTTTACCAAGGTCGTCGCGAAATCCTGTTAGCCTGTTTCGTGTTTCCTCGATTTTCTTTGAATAAAGATCGAATGTATCGGTATCTACCATCCCCTTGGATTTGAATTTCGCAAGATCCTGCTGCTGTTTATCCAGTTTGTTCAGCGCGGCGTTTACCGGGTCGATACGATCTAAAAGTTCAGAAAGGGACTGTTTTTCTTCATCAGTGGCCTTTGTCACTTTCCCTGCACTGGTGGCAGCACGTTCACCTGCCTGCGTCATTTTTACAAGTGCAGTTGCGAGATTGTCAGCCTGCTTTTCTGCCCCAGAGCTGTCAATAATAATGGCCAGGCGGGAGGTTTGTTCTGTCACGTGCTTTTCTCCGGGCAATAAAAAACCCCGCCAAAGCGAGGTTGGAACTTTTTTGAAACTGTCGGGTCTTTACTTCATTGGCGGTAAAACATTATTGCTACGATAATCACCGCAAAGACAGTAATTGCAATTCCAGCGATTAACTTTACATTGACATCAGCCAGCCTATCACTAGCTCCAGTATTGTCAGTGTTAGCTATTATCTTCGAAGGAGTGGTAATGATACCAACGTGTTGATTTCGTATTTTCACTGACACCAGGATCATCCTGATGTTACAAGGATTGAATGACTACAGATTAAAATAGTCATCAACAGGTTGACAGCATTACCCGAAGGAGTTACATCACTCCCGCAATGCTTGCACTTCACCGCTTCGGAATTTATTAATTCTGCGCAGTAAGGGCATTTGACTGAAGTTCCGGACGCTTTTAGCTTATCTCCCACCAGAGCAATAATGATACCTGCGATGGCTACGAAACCTCCAAATATCATGTAATTTTGGCGCGATGACATTAATCCAAGATTGTTAACCCTATAGCCACCGCTTGTCGCTACTGTCACATCCATAAATAGCGCCGATACAGCAAAGATCACCCCTATTACAATCGCTAAGTATCCAATAATCTTCACTTGTCTACCCCATAAATTAAAAAGCCACCCGATGGTGGCTTTATCATTCAGCTTGCGTTCTCACAACCCGGCAGGCTGCGGTCAATCACAAGATTACCCTCAACACGCAGACCAATTTTACCGAACAGGAAGGAGTGGTTAAGTTGAGTGACAACTACGTCAGACAGACCAACTGCACAGCGATCTTTTTCAATCGCTCGATCAGCGGCTGTTTTAACGTTCGGGATGCCAAGAGGGAAGATGATAACCGGATAGCTATCTTCTGCTGTTACACGTTTCCCTTTATAGAACTTACCCCCATTGAGATTGTAATTTTTAGTACTCGCCACAGTCAAATCTGCAACACGTACTGTACAACCAGAAAGTAACAGCGCTCCAAGCGCCAAAGCGATGACTTTTTTCATTATATGTTTCCTTTGATTGCAATCGGAAACATCCTATCATCGACTTTCAGGAGCATGGACCACCATTAATGGTAGGTCAGTTACTTCCTTTCTTATCCGCTGCACGTTTCTGTGCCTCTGCCCACTCAGCCCTCCAGGCATCATCGAGAGCCAGTATGGCTGCGTCAAACTCAATGCGGTCGATCAGGATGGTGCGCGATGCCAGGTAAAGCTCGATATCGTTCAGGGATAGAGGGAGCGGCACTCCGGCCATGCCGGCATACTTCCTGCCGCGCGATATCATGGCGTAAGCGTTGAGGATCTCCCCAGTGACTGCATCGATTTCAGGCTCCTGAATGGGCGGGAGATTTAGTTTCTCCCTGCGCCACTTTGCTTTCTCGCCCTGCTCGCCGGCGAATTCCTTTAGCCACTTTTGGGCCTCTATGGCTTTTTTACGGTTTCCTGAGTCTGCTGCTCCTTACCCTGAGCAATATTCGCCGCCTCAGCCAGAATAAGCCAGTACAGAGAGGGGTTTTGCTTCAGTAACGCAACACCACGCTCCGGTGTATACGCTACCGCCGTCTCCGTACCATCCACCAGCTCCCCCACGCCTTCCCAGTCTTTCAGAAGAAAGCGCGCGCAATTGTCGATGAGAAGATCATCAACCGAGTCAATCTCGCCCACACTGGCGAGATCGAAAGCATCCGTACCGACCTGGTAGCTCGCGTCCATTTTGTCGATATGGCGCCGCACCAGCGCATTGCGTGAGCGGTATTGTGGATTCTCGCTACTGGCCACCAGCAGACGGAGTTTAAATAGCGCCTCGTCTTCCGGCGTGAATTTCTTTTTACTTCCTGCTGGCTTTTTGTAAGGGTAAAACCAGCGTTCTCCGTTCAAATCAATTTGAGAAGAAATAATCAGCATAAAGACTCCCAAAAAAGCCCGTTCCGCGATGACTGCAGAACGGGCCAGGTAAATTAAGGCGCGGTAACGGTGATTTCAGACGTTGCGGTAAAGGTGCGGGCCTTACCGGTGATGGTTGCAGTACCGGCTGCGTTACGTGTGACTTTCGCTGTTTTCTGCCCGGTAGAAACCACGCTGGCGATAGTCGGATCCGATGACGTCCACTGGACGGTATCAGTTGAATCAGCTGGCGTAAGCGTGGCGGTTAACGTCACAGTAGATCCCACTGCTCCAGTTGAAGTGGCTGGCGCAACACTGATTGCCGTCGCCGGCACTTTGGGAACGCGGGTGATAGTTGGCGGAGTATTGGCCGCGGTGATATCCAGCTGAACCTGAACAATGTCAGTGCTCCCCGCATCCGGCCAGTCGCCGGAGATCTGCACTTCCGGGAAATCGAAGGTATAGGCGCCTTCAGCATTCTCCAGCGTGAAGCTAAACGGCACCGTTTCGCCGGTGAACGTTTTTTTGTAAACCTCCCAGGCAGCCTTTGACCATGACAGCGTGATTTGACCTGACGGGGTAAAGGTTGTCGGAATGTTTGCGCCGGCGAATGCCGAACCGGTACCAATGCAGCGCTGAGTCTGCATATTGTTGTTGAACTGGATGTTGAAGGTGTCGACGCAGAAACCTGTCCCGCCATCAACACCATTTAGCCGGATGTTCGTGACCTCTTTAAAGGAGTAACGCAGCGCCCCCGCTAAATCCACCGGCGCGGTGAAATAGCTGGTATCGTCCCCCTTCGTCTCCCAGTCCAGCCCTGCAAACGTAATGGTTGCAGTGATATCACCATCGGCCGGGATTTCCATCTGGAAGGTGCCAACCTGGCAACCGCGGGCAATCTGGGCGATCCCCACATCACTGGCAAAAGTCGCCACGGAGAACGTAATGCGACCATTACCCATCGTTAGCACGTTATTTAGCCATTCGGAACCGAAGCAGCTGGCAAGAAAATCATCATGCTGGTTCCAGCGAAACCGCGTGCCGACATCGCCGCCGACATCCACTGTGCCGCGTGAAACACCTTGCGCCATGCGGTCACCAGCGATTTCGTCATTGTCGTTGGTGTTCTGCGTTGGTTTCAGACCAAATGAAGAACGACGCAGCAGGTTCCACGCCCCTGCTGTAGGCGTGATTCCTGGCGTTGTCTCGCGAATAAACGCGGCTACTACTTTTGCACCTGAGCTCACAGGAGCCTCCTGTTTTTTGTGCGCTACAGAGCGCGATAAGGAATTTGAAGATTGAGCTGTAACCAGCCATCGGTCTCACCCGCCGGCACAGCAGAAACAGCGAAATAACTCAGCTTTCCGTCATCCTTAAACTCGAATAGCTCCGTTAGCTGATCGGCCGTTCGGGAGATAAGCAACGTCCCGGAACCGACCGGAACAAAAAGCTGAATGATGAGTAAGCCCGTCCTGTGGACTACCGGCCCGTCCCCGATCTCGGTTGCGCCAGCCTGCCCAGCAATGTTGGTTAGTCGGGCCCAGATATCGCGGTTACTGGGGTCAAATACCGGGCCATTCGGATAATCCACCGCATCAGAGGCAATAGCGGTCTGTGCCGCCATTCGGGAAATGACAGCGTTTCTGATTTCTGTAAGGGTCATTTGTAGGCCTGAATAACACCATTAAACGAGACGGCATAGACGCCTGTCGGCGCCTGTGTTGAGTGGCCATTCTCCAGAGGCACGGAGTAAGGCAGGTTCGACTGGATGTAAATCACCGAGTAGGCTGGCGCCTGGTCAATGATATTTTTGCCATTAAGAAACGTCATTGTCCCGCGCGGATCCGGTTCGGTCGGGACGGAATGATTAGGTTCGCCGATGCTGACGAAATGCGATGCCCTGAAGGTTCCTGCGCGATACTCAGCCGGCCGCCTGATATCCATGCTGTCATTAACACGGACTTTCTTTCTGAGACGGCCTGTCTTTGTCAGGTTGGCAGGATCGGCATAAAGAGATTCGTTCCATTCCCCAACAGCTTTGTTGTACTGAACCGCGGTCGCGTTAATGGCCCACAGCTCCGGGTTTCCTACCGGCGACCGCCGAACGATTTCATTCAGCAGCTGAATGGCGATTGTCCGCTGGCGTAGTTTGACATCTTCTGCCACCAGCCCGGCGAATGCCGCCGGGTCAATGTTCCAGCCCTTAGCCATATCACGCCCTCCGCAGTTGAATGGAGTACGCAGCGCCAGCAGAGTCGGCAGAAGCGGTGATGACCTCGTAGCGCTGAAGCTCACCCGTAACCGGATCCGGTGCGGTGATGATATGCCCGACGGCCGGCTTATCAGTCACCTCGTTAACCAGTGCGGTTAGCTTCACATCACCATGCAGAATGTTAACGCCATCGATACGGCGCAGCTTATAGCGCGCCAGTACTCCACGCCCCGAGTAAGTCACCTGCGTTTCAGTGCCGGTTTCCGTCACCGGGTCCCAGGCACCCCGAACGGTATATGACCCAGTGAAATCCTTAACGGCATCCTGCAGGTCGGTATCGAATGCCGCGGCGACTTCGGTTTGCAGCTCGTCACGAATGCCCATTGCACCCACCAATACGCTGCTGAGGTTTAACGATCACTGTACCGTGGAGTTTGCGGGTATAAATTTCGCCATTGCGCTTAACCCGCAGCGGGAGCGGAGCAAACTCTACAACACCCTTTGCCTGGTTTGCGTAAACGACATGTCTGATCGGGTTTCCATTCACAAACACATCGCGGGGACCGAGCCCGTCGCCGGCATAATGCACATATGGATTTTGCATGTTACCCCCTTACCGCCGCTCAATATGAGCATGGATAAAGTCGGTTTTAAGCGACTCCATAGCGCCAACCATCACATAGGGGCGTCCACCGTTATGCCAGCAATCAATCGCGTTACCCTCATCATCAAGCAGTATCACTGCGACACTGTGGCAGCCGCCGTTTTCGGCTCTCTCCAGAGCCTGTTTCAGCAGGCGAATAACCTGGTCGTTATCGAGGCTGTGATGGCTGGGCTTTTGAAATGGGACCACCTTCAAATCGGACATATCACGCCCTCACAAAAGAACGTCTGGAAAGGGTTAATCATCCACGGTTTGAGCATATCCAGCGCCAGCTGCAAATCAGGATCGAGTAATTCAGTGCTGGTGGTTGAAAGCTCGGCAAAAGTGCGGGAAACCTTCACATCGTCGGCCTCAACGCTTTTGCTCGTCACCACGCCGGAATCTGTTTTTTGCTGATACAGATTGCCTGCAGCGGCTACGGAAGCGATAAACGCTCCGGCTTGCTTAACTTCTTCAGGAATATGCTCCGGGTCGATATCCTGAAGGTTAAGCGCCGTCATCCAGGTGTTTGCCTGGAGCACGGCTTTACCCTTTTTGTCGGCGGCAGTCCAGGTATCCCCCAGCAACTCGTCAACGTCCTGGATTGTTATATAAACGGTCATCGGATCCTCACCAAAAGAAACGGGGCTTTCGCCCCGTCGGTTAACCACCCGCAGGAGCAGTGAACGCAATCGCTTCAGTTGTTTTCACCACACCGTCAACGGTAGCCGTCACCGTGAAGGAGCCGGCCGTAGGAGAGGTGAGTTTCACCGTCGAGCCACCAGCAGACCCTGTCTGTGACGTCGAAGCACTTAGCGTGCCGCCTGTAGACGTCCACGCCACAGATGCCCCGGAGACTCCTGCACCATTTCTGGTGTACTTGAGCGAAACGGTCACCGCGTCGGTACTGTCAGCAGTTGCGGAAGTTTTATCCACTGACAGGGTTACTCCCCCGCAGGGGCTTCCAGCTTAATCAGTACGCCTGCAGTGGATTTGTTACTGGTGAAATGTTTCTTCCAGTTCGCGCCGGTGCCGATTTTGGTCAGGTCAGGGTTAGCGCCCTTCGTCTCATCCCAGCTGTAACCCAACAGTTCAACGTTGACCGTACCCTCTGCGCGATAGCCAATGGCAAGGTTTTCCTGGTCGTTGATATCGTAGGAACGGAAGCCCGGAGCCTGTGATTCCGTTACGGATACCGCGCCGGCCACCAGCCCCAGAATCGCATCAACTGGCATGGTGTCAGTTACCAGCACCGGTTTACCCAACGTGCCTGGCTGTCCGCCATAAACCACCACGCCAGCTTCTTCGTAAATTTTGTTGTCGATAGCCTGATCAACAATGTCGAAATAGGTCGTGGAATGCATAACGAACAGCGCAACACGGTTAAATTTATCGCCGTATTTACGCAGGCCACGGGTCAGCGTTTTCTTACCATCAGTGGCAATATCCGCGGATACCGTCATGTCAGCATTTGCGCCAATGGCTGCAACAAGACCCTGTAGGGCATACTTGATATAACCTTCAAGCGTTGCATCAGCGACGTCGACGCCGATCACCTCGGAGAATTCGCTAACGTCGCGACCCCGACGTTTAAACGCCTCCTCAGTGGTTTCATACGGGCCGTATTTCCACGGCGCCTTAACGCTGACAGATTCACCGGCACCGATTTTTTTACCCGTTACCGGGTCGGTGGAGTTAACGTTGCGCGATTCGATAGAACCACCAACTTTATAGAAGGTGCGCTTGCGAAAATCACCCTCGATCAGTTCGTTGTCGAGAATGATTGCGCCGTTTGAAGCGGCGTTGAAGACTTCCAGATTATCCTGGCGACGCTCAAGAAACGCAGTCTGCGCGAGGTCGTCATAGATAATCAGGTCACTGTTTACGGTCGTAGGCATTGATTAGTCCTTACTTAGGCAATTTGAGATAGGCCTGCTGGCCATGTTTGCGGATGTAGTCCGCTTTGTCGCTTGAGCTCATTTCTGAACGTTTCAGACTACCGCCACCGNGTTTATGACCACCAGCCCCGGAGCCTTCGCGCGCGGGAACAGGTGCGGGGCCGTCTCTTTCAGAGATTCAGCCCACTCAACCGGGGTGAGCGGAGTTTTGCCGTCTTTA